GGGGAGGTGATTAAGTCATGAACAGGCGTGAATTTCTAGGCAAGCTGTGGCCGTTCAGTTTGGCGGTTGTTATACCGACGAACGTGGTTCCTGCTACCTTCAACGATAGGCCCACTTGTAGATACGTGAGCGTTGATGATCCACTTACCAGACATTTCAAGGTATACCTGAACGGTGAGGACGTATCGTGGCAAGCCTATGAAGCCGATGACAGGGAAGGGTTTGTGGGTATCCTTAATGCGGAAAAAGTAGGAAATTATACACGCACTGTTCTCCCTATTCAGCGCAGGCGAGTCTATGGTCAAGTGAGGATTGTGCCCGGCGATGACTGATGGCTTCTGCTACATCGTCTACGGTGCCCGTGCTCAGGCCGAAGCCGCCAAGTCGCTGGCTACGCTGCGCCAACATAACCGGCGGCCGGTGACCGTCATCGGCGACCGGCAACTGGATGGCGCGGGCTTCGTGGCATTCGAGGGCAAGGGTACGCCGGGCCGCTGGGCAAAGGTCAACCTGGACAATCTCAGCCCCTATGCGCACACTTGCTATCTAGATGCGGATACCATCATTCACGGCGCCCTATCGACGGGCTTCGAGATACTACGTGACGGTTGGGATCTGGTCATCGCACCCAGCGTCAACCAGGGTGATAGGTGGCTGGAGCACGTGGACAAAGAGGAGCGGGAGACTACGTGGGATGAATTGGGCTACACCTTTTTGCAACTCCAGGCAGGCGCGATGTGGTTTCATAAGGAACATTGCATTGAGCTGTTCGCTCGCTGGCGAAGTGAGTGGCTACGCTGGAAGAGGGAAGATCAAGCAGCTCTACTCAGGGCGATGTACCAGGGGCCGGTCAAGACGTGGCTGTTGGGGCAACCCTGGAGCAACGGACAATTAGTGAGACATCTTCATGGACGGTTGAGATAATGGCTACTGCACAAGTAACTATTAAATTAAAGAGACGTAGGGGTATCAAGCTATTGTTGGCTCTATTTCGGGCTATCCCTGCTCATTATCGTATTCTGAGGAAATGTGATAATTCTCGGTTATTGGCATTGTATGCTGCACTTCAGCTATCATTTGCCGGATATGATTTTAGTCGTGTGCTTAGGAGATCTCGTTGAAAATACACATCGTCTACCACGGCCCTGGTACCGCGCGCCAGAACAACATCCTGTCCCGGCTAGCTAAGATGTTGGCGGAGGGCACCGGCTGGAGTCTGAGCACCAAGCCCGACCCGACAGCGGACTTACAATATTATATTCCTTATCTATTATTCGATCATGATTACCACGACACCATGACCGCCGCCTGGTTTACGCACCGCGAGGAAGGTTGGCCAGAGAAGGAAGGACTGTGGTTGAAAGCGGCGGAGGGGGTAGACCTGAGAACGGCATCTACCCAGCTATACCACGACCAGATAACTCAGTACGGCCCCACGGCGCTAGTTGCCCCGCCGATTGACCCGATATTCACGCCGCTGCGTGAAAGACCGACCAACCGGGTGCCGGTAGTAGGCGTAGCGGGTTACGTGTACAAATCAGGACGCAAGGGTGAGCACCTGGTCAAGCAACTGATAGATAGCAACCTGATGAAACACGTGGACCTGTGCGCCGCCGGGCGTGGCTGGCCGTGTGAGACGAAGGACCATTCATTCGAGTTCCTGCCCGAATTCTACAATAGCCTGGACGTATTATTATGCACATCGTCGGTCGAGGGGCCAGGCTATCCGCCACTGGAGGCGCTGGCCTGCGGCACGCCGGTGATTGTTCCTATAGGCGTGGGTATCTTCGATGAACTACCCGACGTGCCTGGCATCCATCGTTACGAGCGTGACGACTATGACGATATGCTGCGCGCTTTACGCAAGGTCTTGCGTAAGCGTGAAATCCTTTCGCCCGACCGGGCGGCGCTGGTCGGGGCAGTAGCAAATTACACCGCTGAGGCATGGGTAGAGGATCACCGGCGGGCGTTTCAGGATTTATTATATCCCATCCCACCTGTACCGAAACGCCTGCCGGCCTGGTCATGTAACTCTTCGACAGGTCCAGGGCAAGCTAACGCCGGCGTGTACCTGGTAGCCTACGGCGCTCCGGCTCGCAAGTGCGCCAGAACGTGTATCGAGAGCTGGCATCGGTTTATGCCAGGCTTACCGGTATGCCTGGTCTCGGACGCCCCGCTTGGCCCGGAAGATGTATTTGTAGAGGAGACGGACGCTGATGTTGGGGCGCGCTCGGTCAAGACGCGCATCTATGATCTGGCTCCCAAGGAATGGCAGTATGTGGTGTACGTAGACGCCGATACTGAGGTGGTGGCAGACGTATCGTTCTTGTTCGATTTGCTGGCCGACGGCTGGGAGCTGTTCATCTGTTACAACCCGGCTCAGTACGTGCTAGGTCGAGAGATGGTGCGTAGTGATAATCAAGATGAGTGTGAGGAAACATTCGACCAGATCGGTACCGATGAGTTTGTGCAGATGAATGGCGGGGTATTCGGTTTCCGGCGCAGCGAGCGCACGGCAGCCTTTTTCCGTCGCTGGCACGAAGAGTGGGGGCGCTGGGGCAAACGAGACCAAGCAGCCTTCGATCGGGTACTGTACGATACGCCACTCAGGATATACACGTTAGGGGTGGAGTTCAATTTAGTGACTAGGTATTATCCCGCTGAAAGGTCGGCGGGTATCGTGCATTATCCGACGCTGGCGCGTAGGTGGCAGGGTATCGTCAAGGGACGGCTGGATAGCCCGGAGGCGTGGAAGGCGGCGGGATTGAGGTGAAAGGAAAAGCCCCCGAAGGGGCTAGAATGAATAGAATAGGCAGTTACGCTCTGAGTTCCTTATGGGCAATTTATCCCAGCCTGTCGCCGATTCACTATTCCCCTAACTGGCGTTGATTGCTAGGGATTAAGACTATTTTACCTTGACAGGTATTGCTCCTACTTGCGCGATTTAGTAGACCTATTCTCATTTAGCGCATTATCAGTATCAGGCAGCCTTTTCGGACCCATATTATGCAACCTGTGGTAAGATTTTCAGCTTCATGTAGCTGTACTTCCTCACCTTGCGCCTTATGCTCTTCAGCTACTATCTGCATCTCTGACCGTGCTACCTTTAGCTTTTTCATTTTCTTATCCTTTCCGCGTGATTTCGTGTGCGCGGCCTACTGTGGGAGGTTAGCTATTAATGATTAAGCCAGTAATTTGCGCGGCGCTTAGTTTCCTCTACAACCTTGGCAACTTCGCCGTAGCACTCATTGCGGGCCGCTTGCCAGCTCCATCCCTGAGTAGCGTATCGGTCTTGTCGTCGGGTCAGCAGTTCCGCGAACCATCCCCGGCTATCCTTACTGACTGCTATTCGGTAGTAGGTTTCTTTGGCTTCCCAGTCGGGGCGGCTCATTATGTAGTTAGTTTCATTACTCTTGGTGATTGTCCATCCTGGGTATTTCGGGCTAGTCATTTCGTTTCTCCTTTGTCTTATCTATAAGTAATTATATCATACTATAGCTTGTTTGTCAAGAGGCAATATCTATGATAATCTCTAGTCTTTTTATTCTAATATGAAATCCTTACACGTCGCCGTCTACACTAAAGCCACCAGCCCCGGCCGCTTCGACCGCATCAAGCGCACCTGGGGACTGTGGACTTACGACGTACCCGAGTTTACTTGGGAGCTGATACGAACTGCAAAGTGGAACGAGTACGACACAGAGAAACTTAAAGACCAGGGCTACGATCTGGCATTCCTGGAGGACGGGGCCTGGGCCAAATTCGCGGGTAACGCTATCCCGTCCACATTTTACATCGCAGATAGCACGGTATCCGATGCCCATTATCACCAGCGGCTAAATCAGTGTCCATACGTGGATCTGGTACTGCTTGACCACGACCAGCCTGAACGGTTCGCACAGACGGGTAAACCGGTGCGCCAGCTCTCACACTGCGTCAATGACCAGATATTCAGATACTATGGGCAAAAGGTGGTAGATATCGCCAGCCACATGAACGTAGGTGGCCCGTGCAGCAAAGAGCGGCGGGAGATCGGGCGGGCGCTGAACCCGTGGAGCAAGGGGCAGGGCTACAGCTACCAGGGCGGGACAATGGGCGTCGAGCACTATGCCCGGTCGCTGAGCGAGGCACGAGTGACTATCAACTGGCCGCGTTTCCCCATCAATCGTAGCCACCGG